TCCACCGGCCACCAGTTCCAACAGCTTCTTCGACGGCTCCGACAGCGTGGCCACGCCCTGCCGGATCTCGACGCAGGAGTGGCCCTTCGCAACCAGCGGCACCGAGATCTGGCGGGAGTTCCAAGGGTCGAAGCAGATTTCTTCGAGGTCAAACACGTCCGATGCCCACTCCAATCGCGCCATGATGTCGCGGTAGTCGATGACGTCGCCGGAGGATAGTTCGATGAATCCCTGGTCGGCCCAACGCTGATAGGGCATTCCGTCGCGCCGCTCGCGTTGGCGCACGGCCTGCTCCGGCATCCAGGAGAATGCCAGCACGTCAAAGACGCCATCTTTGTCGGGGAACACCAGTGAGACGGCGGAGAGGTCCGTGGTCATCGACAAGTCGACGCCGGCCCAGCAGCGCCGTTTCTGGAAGTTCGTCGTCAGCGCGGGCGACAACGGGCGCACCTTATCTCCGGAGGATTTCGGGAAAAGTCCCGAGGCGCGCCAGTCGCCGGCGGACCCATCCCATTTCACCATGTCGATCGCGCGGCTTTCCTTCTGATCCCACACGTTGAGGTAGTAGCGTTTGAAGGAAGTTAGATCGCCCTCAGCTTCATGCGAGACATATTTTTCACGGATCTTTTCGATATCGAGGAATCCGCATCCTGCCGATCAAAATGGCACTCCTCTCTTAAAAAAAATCCTGCGGCCGCGGCGAAAGCGACGCCCGGACGCAGGTTCCCATCACGTCATCCGGACCGCCGACTTTGCGAGTAGCGGTTTTTCTCCGAACGGAAGACGGAAAACTCAATTGATCGTTTGCCGATGCTGGCGGAGGGCCTCACCCAAGACTTCCGCCGCGTTGAGCATTTCATTCAGCCCCGCGAAAAACGGCTCCAATCCTTTGATGAACAACCTGGCCATATCTACGTCGATCGACGCCAGGGACGCCGCCAGCTCCGGAGGAACCTTGGCGAGCAACTCTTCGCGGAGGATTCTTCGAAATTCCGCCTCCGCCGCGCGGAGATCAACACGAACCTCCGAGCGCATGGCCGAGAACGCGGGATCAACGTCCGCGATAAATGGCTGCTCCTGTTTTTCTGTCATCGAGCCGTCCTTTTCTGCCGCTCCGCCATCGCCTGCACCGCCGTCGCCGCGGCCGCGCGGCTGGACATCTCAATGCCGCGCATGATCCGGTTATGGGCGCCTAGGTCGGCGCCGCGCGCGTCGATGTGATTCGTGAACGTCACCCCGCCGCCGCCGAACGCCCGCGCCGCATCGCCGTTCGAGATCACCCGCCCCGAGGCGCCCGCGAGGATCTCGGGTCCATTCTCGCCGACGATATACGCCGACGACGCCGATACCGGGCCGCCATCCGCCATAAAGCCACCCCAATCGAGCGGGCTCGCGGCGCCCTCTCCGACCGTTCCACCGAAATTCGCATCGCCGCCGCCGCCGCCGACATGAAGCAATTTCCCCAGCATCGAGAAGATCCCGCCGCCCTGCGCACCGCCTCCGAATCCTCCGCCTCCCGGAGCCCCGGCCACCGCCGGCATGCCGGCCATGCGGACCCACAGAGGATTCCCCGACGATCCATCCGGCTTGCCGCCGATCCCCAGCTTCCCGAGCCCCTTCTGCATCAGGCTCTTGATGCTCGATTGCGCCATCGAGCCGCCGACGTCCTGGAAACTCTTCGCCCATTCCTGTCCCCAGCCACCCTTCGGCGGTTTCTGAGTCATCATCTTCGCCAGGTTGCCGGAGACGCGATCGACCGCCGAATTCAGCGCCTCGTAGAGAATCTTGGACGCATCCTTCGCGTCCTTTTGCATTTCGAGGAAGAACGCCCGCACGCCATCCCGCGCGCCGCCCATCTCCAAGCTCTCCTTCACCAGTTGATCGAGCCGTTCATTCTCCAGTTTGTGGCGCGAAATCTCGATGGCCAGCGCGTTCTCTTCGGTCACCTCGACCTGGTCGAGCGCCTTCAACTGCAAATCGATCGACTCCACCGAATTCTTATACGCCATCCCCGTCTTCAGCGCTTCTTGCGTCAATTGCGCCTGACGCGCCAGCGAGTCCTTCTTGCGCTCCGCGTCGATGGCTTCGGGCGTCCCCTGCGGCGTCTTCGCCATGGCGGCATACTTGCTTTCGAGCCCGGCCTTGCGAACCGCCTCCGCGCCCTGGCCCTCCGCCTCGGTCAGGCGTTTTACCGCATCGATCTCCTGATCGATCTTCGCGATCTCCGCCCCCGCCTTATTGGCGCGCTCCGCGTAGAACTTCGCCCACGCCGCCTGCTCTTCTTTCGCGTCCAGCCCCCCCTTGCTCAGTGCCTGCTGGCGAAGCCGCTCGGCCAGCGCGGCCTTTTCGACAGCGAAGGTCCCCAGGATCTGCGCCTGCGTCAGCGCGTTTTCAAGATCAACCTCGTTTTTGAGCTGCCGCAATCGTTCATCGAGCTGCGTGGTGTGCGTATCCCCGACGGCTTCCGTCACCTGCGGACGAGCCGCGCTGATCGCCGCGAACTCATCGCTCATCGGATTCGCGGCAGCCGTCTCATACTTGGCCGAGCCGAACTTCTTCATCAGCTCGACTTCAATGTTGACCTTCTTCTGGGCTTCCCAGCCTTTGCCGATGGTCTGGTTCAACATCTGCTGCGTTTTGATCTGGTCCTGCGTCGCGTCGACCACTTCGCGCACTTTATCGCGCAGCGCAGCTTCCAGATTGAGCGCCTGTTCGGTCGTCGCCAGTTGCAGTGCCTCGCGGCCCTTCGCGCTCTTGTTCGGATCCATCGGCAGCAGCGCCACGTGCTGTTTCGCCAGGGCGATATTCGCGTGCTCAATCGCCGCGATCGCTTCCGCCTCCGCCTTCGCGATCATTTTGCTCGTCTCATCCAAGCCGGCGGCCTTCAGCTTGACCCGCGCCTCGGCGACCTTCGCCGTCAACTCGGCGATCATCTTATCGAGCGGCCGTTCCTGCGCCCCGTTCGCCCGCGCGATCTCATCGGCCGTCTTGCGTTTCGTCAGATCGTCGTTCTGCCCGGTAGTGCCAATAAAGGATTTTTGATATTGCAGACCGCTCAAGACGCCCTTATAGAGTTCAGCCATTTTAGGATCTGACTCCTGGCCGCCGATGATGTGGCCGCGCGTGGGCGAGGTCGGATCCGTCTGTATCGGCTTATAAATAACCGTATCCAGCCGGGCTCGGACCGAGGCGGTTTCCTTGTCATAACGGGCGTTCAACTCATCCCGCGTGGCGTCTTTCGCCTTCTGCTGCTTCGTGGGATCGGTCCCCGCAGCCCTGAGGTTCACCACTCCGAGATTCGTGATCTCTTGAATCTCGCGGCGAAATTTCTTCATTTCTTCGCCGAACTCGCCCTCCAGACCAAAAGTCTTTTGAATCCAGCCGCGACTATCCTCCTCCACCAGCTTGTGCATCGCCTCCAGATCCTTGTCGAGCGACTGCGCCAGCTTATCGGCCGACGCGACCGACTCGTCCAGGGCCAGTTTGAGATTATTCTGATGCTTGCCTTCCAGTTTCGCGATGTCGTTTTCGAGGCGATCGTTCGCTACCTGCAATTCGTCGTTGGTCAGCCGTAACCCGGCATTCGCGGAACTGAACGCCGTCTTAATGCGCTCCGGTGCTTCGCGGATGCCGTGGAAGAACTCGTTGGCCTTTTTCGTTACCTCGACCAACACGCCCGCAAACGCGATCGAGCCCACCACCCCCACCGCAAACGCCGAACTCAGCGCTGGTCCCAGGCCGGCTACGCTTTCCAGGAACATGTCGGCCCCGCGGGCATTGCCGCGGAAGCCGTTCTCCGTCACTTTCAACGCGGCCGCAACCGCCCGCGATTCCGAGACGCCCTTTTGCCCGAATTCCCGGGTTTTCGCGATGACCTTATCGACGTCGTCCAGGTATTTCGACGAGCCGGCATTAAAATTGACCGTGAGAGAGCGGAGCTTAGCCATTCAGGTACTCCTCTCCCAGCGACGGATCGCGCCAAGGCGGGATATAGGCTTTCACTCGGCCCCTTGCCCGATTTGCGAGACGATCCACTTCGTTCACACGATCGGCGAGCCCGGATCGATTCCCCAGCCGGCCTGCCAGCGCCGCGACTTCGTCTTCGTTTGCGCCATCGCGCGCCGTCGCTGCGATTCTGGACCGCCCGGCCAGGTGGAGCGACATGCGCTCGATTTCGTTCCCCGCGCCGGCCTGCATCGGACAGTCCACACAGTTCGGGTCCTCGCAATCGGCGTTGGTGCAGTTTTCGCAATCGCCGTCCTTGCAGTTTTCGCAATCGCACTCGCACGGCTCCGCGGCAAGGAACGTCTCGGGTGTGTGCCGCAAGCGCGCCAGCATCCGGAAGCCGCGCGCCAGCGCCAGCGCCGCGACCTCATCTTCGACCGGAGCGGCGACTACGGCCGTCGCCAGGCCGTTATCCACGCAGTCCTCAGCCGAGAACCAGCTCTCGGCATCCATCAGCGATTTGACCTTCGCCAGGCTCAGCCCCGTGCGATCGACGTATGCCGCGGCAATGGAATCGTCGATGGTGTCCAACGTGTCTGCCATCTTCGCCATGTCGGCCTTATTGCCCACGCAGGCAGCCCAAGCGTTGTGAATCATCATCATCGCCGCGCGGCCCATGATGCGCGTATCGCCCGCCATGGCGACGATGCTGGCCGAGCTGGCCGCGATCCCGTCGACACAGACTTCAATCGGCTTTCCGCAGGCGCGCAAGAGGCTATGAATCGCCATTCCCTCGAAGGCGTCGCCACCAGGCGAGTTAATTCGCACGCGAACCTTCGAGCAGTCCGCGGCGGCGTCCAGCGCTTTCTTCACAGCTACCGCGGACACAAAGCCCTCGACGGACATTCCCCATGATTCGAGGCGCGACATCGTTCCCTGATCCACGATGTCGCCGTAGATCAGGAGTTCCAGCGCCCCCTCGTTCGTCGCGGATGCGTGAAACTGCGGCCGGCGCGAATCTCGCGTTTTCATCTTCATCGGTTTTCCTTTCCCCTTGCCGCCATGCGGCGCTTCGCACAGTTTTTCGTCACAAAGGCACGCCCCGCGATTCTGCGATCGGGAGGCGTGCCCTCGGGTCTCTTTTAGGCCGCCTTGGCGTCGACAAGGACGCAGATTCCGGCCGCTTCCCACTTCCTGGCTAGTTCCCCGTCGATCAGTGCTTCCTCGCCTGGCCGGAAGGACCAGTCGCGCGGAAAGCCGAGCGGCGGCTCGCCATAGCGATCGCGGAGCTTCGTCTGCGCGATCGTCTCCTCCATCACGGTGTCCGGAACGGCTTTCGGCTTGCGCGCCTTCATGCCGTCGATCATGGTTTTGTACTTCGCATCGAGCGTCTCGGTCGATTTCGGATCGGCCAGACCGGCGATCGAGTCGAGAATTTTGACTTTGATTTTCATGAGTAGTTTTTCCTTTTTTTGTGTTCAAGGGGTGGACCCGAAGGCCCACCCTTGCACCGTTGAGGGTTTTACGTTGCGCTCTGCTGGAGCACCGCAATCGGGTGCGTGCCGGCGTCGATGAGATTTCCGTCGAAACGCTGGAACGCGGTCATGCCAACCTGCAAATAATCGGCATAGCGCTCGCGAAGAACGAGCACCGTGGTGCCGCCGGCAACTTCGCGCACTTTATAGGCGCTCATCATGCCGTACAGGATGGTGTACGCGCTCGCGGCCGGAATCGCCATGTCCTGGTTGATCACATACTCGCTTTCCAGGATTCTCGGCTTGTTGCCGCCGATCACGTCGGCGCCATCGCGGAAACTCGCGAGGATGCCGGGCTGCCACAGCGGGCGACCGTTGCCGTCCGTCAGCTTTTTGATCAGCTTCAGCATCGTGTCGCTGAACATCCATTTGGTCGACGGGTCCTCGCGATAGGCAGGATCGACGCTGTGCTGCAAATCGACCAGGTTGGCGTAGTTGATCGCCGCCGTGTTGCCGATCCCGAGCTGGAAGATGTTTCCGAAGTTCACCGCGGCGGTCACAATACCTGTCGGCTCGTTTGTGCCGGTTCCGACCGTGCATTTTTTGTTGAAGAGCCGCCCCAGCCGCATGCCCAGCAGCCGGGCGGCCAGCGCGTCGAGATCAAAATAACTGTCCTGAACGAGACTCAACGGGATCAGGATCAGATCGCTCGATCCGATGTAGCTGTTGAAAGTCACGGTGCCGAAGACTAAATCCGTCTCCACCATCTGCGTATTCTGGCCGATGATGCGACCCGCATTCGTCGTGTCGTTGATCGTCGGCCACGGAACCGTGTTACCGGTGCCGGTAGGGAACCGCTCGCATGTGCCCTCGATGCCGCCGAACCACTTTTTCGCTTCTTCGAGCTGCTCCGAGAAGCCCTGCGGGACAAGGTCGCCGCCCTGCGTGCCCACCGTGGTGGATTGCGCATTGTGGATACCAAGGCCAGCATTCGCCCCGTCCAGGATCGCGCGATCTTCCCCGCCCAGGCGTTCGCCGTTGCGGAGCAGGTTGCTGAATGCCTGGCCGTGCGGCGTCTTGTCGATCACGCGTTTACGCGATCCGCTCTCCCGGAACACGTCGCGCAGCTCTTCCAGATCGATGTCCGAGACGCGCGCGCCCGCGGCGAGCCGCTCGACGGCGGCGACACGGGGCGTGCCGGATTCGATTTGCGCCTGCTCTTCGAGCGAGGTGTATTCCTCCTCTAGGCGATGGTATTTTTCGCGCTCGACAGACGTGAGATGTTTGCGACCTTCAGATTTTGCCCGCGCCAGGATGTCTTGCATCTGCGTCGCGAGCCGGTTCATTTTTTCGTGCATGAGTTACTCTTTCGAATGAAATTGTTGGTCATGCGCAGCCCACGACGGTCGTACGCCATTACTGCAGCTCGCCGCGACCCGTTTGCCTTGCGGCCTATTGTGTGCGGGTCCAGCTTTAAACTTGTTTTGGGAATCGATCAAAGGTCGATGCGGCGAGGATGGCGAGGACATCGAGATCAATGACAGGTGCATCAGAAAGCCAGCCTCCCCTGCTCAGGCGAGGCCTGGTCCAAACCGAGTAATCGGTAAACTTTTCCAAATTCGTTCCGGAGGGCGATTTCGCGATCGTGCGCCGGGTGCAGCTTCGGCTTATCGAAGCGGTCGAGGATGAGCGGGCCGCCGTTCTCGCGCAAGATCGTCGCGCATTCGCTCAGCGCATCCAGCAGTTCGCCGAGCTGCTGGATCATCCTATCCGTCGCCGGATCGTCGACGAGGAGCTTTTCGCGGAGTTCCGCGACGAACTTTCGCGCGTCCGCGCTCTCGCCGTAGGCGGTTTTCGGCTCGGGATTTACCGCCATGCTCATTTTTTTCCTGTATATTCCCCATCCGGCGAAAATTGACTCATGCCACGGTCACGGGCGCGGCAGGGGCCGAGGATTTTACCCACCCCTCCCCTCATCCGGCCGAGCCCTCGCGCTTCTTGCCGCGCATCGCGACTTGCGGGCGAACCATCGGCAAACCGCGCGCGTGCTCGTAGAACGTGCCTGCCAGCCGGTCGATGTTGACGCCGGTGATTTTCGTGTGCAGCCGTTCCTCCGCTGATCGCGTAATCGCCGCTTGTTTCGGCGTTGCCATGAACTCGATTTCGTTTTCCTCCGCACTCGTGAACCGCGCCTGTCCATGCTTCACGAATCGGCGCGCGCGATTGATCGACGTGAAGCCGCCGTCGCCCGCCAATGGGTTCACGATCCGGACCTTGGATTTCCTCATTCACCTGGCCGCCGCCGATCGCACAGACACGCAGGAATCGCCAGCGGAGTCGAAGGAACGCCGCGCGCGGGATCAGGACGTTACGGCCGAACCGGATATGCGGGATCGTCCCATCGGCGACGCCGCGCCGAATTGCGGCAGTCCCAACACGCGCAAGCTCGGACGCTTCCCAGACTTTGAGCATCATCGAGTTAAGGACTGTTTCGTTCCGTTGCAATGCGTAATACCCCTCACTGATCTTATAGCATACAACCGTAGCAAGTTGCAAAGGGGTCTATGGGGTCCGTCACAAAAAGTTCAGCTCGTGTTGTATCAAGCCATTGCGAGACGCGGCGTGCAGAATCATGATCCGCTGCATAGGTTGTAGTTCCTGTACAGAAAATAAATTCTTGTGACAAAACGGGGGGCCGTTTTGTATAAACCCCTATATGAGAAAACAACACCTATATATCTTCCAGATCTCGTGTCACGGTGTCACAAGTGTTTGTTTTCAAACACTTGAGTTTCACAAAAAAAAAGAGCAATTCCCTCCAAGTCATTTAAACAAAACAACTTGGAGGGAATTTTCGCATTTGTGACACGGGCGTGACATGAACGCCGTTCGTGTCACCGGGATTTTTCTGGTCTCCCGCGCAGTTCGCATCAAGGTAGCGCGGTTCGCTTTACGCTATCGCATCCTGTAAATTGCGCCTCTCCTCCCCCTGCTTTTAGGCATATGCCCTCGTAGGTGCGCATTTGTACTCCAGCGATCGTCCGGCGAGACCGGCTTCTCTCATAGCACCTGGCCTCCATCAGCTTCACGAACAGAACTCGGCCAACGCCCAAAAGCCTGTTCTCGCTGCAAAACAACCGATACGCCCGATACAATTCGCTAGATTTGAGCCAGGCGTCTGCCCCGAGCACGCACCTTTCCTGCAAAAAAACGTCGAACGCGCGCTCCTGACCTTCGATTGCGCGATTGGCCTCGTTTCGTTTTTTTCGTGCGTACCAGGCTTTTTGATACTCCGCTTTTTTTCGCCGGTAACGCTGCACCGCCGCGCCCAGATCCTTCAGCCAGGCGGGATCAGGCTCCCCTGGCGCTCTCGCGCGCACTCTCCTCAGCGTGTCCTCGAACGTCCTATCCCCCGAGTCGTGATACTCCCAATCGCTTGATGCCTCCGATCCCGTGCACTCGCCGATGTGTGCCGCCGCCGCGCCCTTGCTGGCGGTGCTAGCGCGTGCGCGCGCCGACGCGGAGGGCGTCCCGTGGGTCGTGACGCCGAGCACGCACCTTTCCTGCAAAAAAACGTCGACCGCCCGATCTACAGCCGCGTCGATATCGCTCCCGATGAGCGCCAAAAGCCAACGCCTCAGAATCGCCTTCATGCCGCACCTTCCGTGACGCGAGCCAAAATTGTCGCCGGAGCGCTGGCGCGCGAGTCGCCCGCCGAATCGAGCCAGCGCATAAACGCGGCCCTCGGGATCAGAATATTCTTGCCAAACTTCAAATGCGGAATATCGCCGGCGGCCACGCCTTTACGGATCGCGCGCGTCCCGGTTCCTGCGATCTTCGCCGCCTCCGGAATTCTCAGCGTCGCCCTCACTGAATCGTCTGTATGCACTTTCATGGTTTTTTCCCTTGGTCAAAATTGGTGGGCAAAACAATTATACATGAAAACGTTACAACCGTGTCAAGTGGTATCTTATGCCTGCCATATTGCGGTATCCTAGGTCTTGTGGTATGCTACAACGCATGAGACAAAACAAGCAGCGACACCCGGCGAGCGAGGCCCTCATCGAACTCAGAGAGGCCCTCGGCATGAGCCAGCAAGACTTCGCCGTTACGGAATTGAAAAGCGCGCTAAATACGGTCGGCCGCTACGAGACGACCAACCCGCCGCGTGGCGATACGCTTCTACGCCTGGCGGAGATAGCGGAACGGAGGAGCCTGCCGAAGATCGCGGCCCGATTCCGGCGACTGCATTCCGATCAGCTTCTATCTGACACGGGCCTGAAGAACGCTCTTTCGATCGATCCACAGACGGGAAAAGGATGGCTACTCCTGAAGCTCGATAGCCGAGAAGAACTCGATGATGCTATCGATCTCTTTCAGAAGCACCGTAAATCCCATCCAGATGCCGAATGGACCGAATACATAAAGAGCCTCGGAGACAAAAAGAAGAAGGCAAAATGAGCAAAACCAAGGCCGGATGCGTTTTCAAGTATCGAACGCGCACGGGCGAGAGACTCTGGCGCTATCGCTTCGACGTTGACGCCGTCGACGGCCGCCGCCGCCAGGCCGGAGGCACAGGGTTCGCCATGAAGGGCGAGGCGAGGCAAGCCTGCGATAACGCGATCGCGGCCTATGCCGAATCCAAGACACTCCCGATCGCGCCGACGCCGGCGAAAGAAACTGTGACGGACTGGGTAAAAATTTGGCTTCGCGACTACGCGTCGCAACGGTGCGCGCCGAAGACGCTGGAGCGCCACCGCCAGCTTGCCGCCTATGTCATCGACGCCACAGAAGGCGAGCCTGGCCAGCTCGCCGCCACACCCCTGGCGGAGCTGAAGCACACCACCGTAGAGGCCGCTCTGTACGCGCTGCTGCGCATGAAGGCGAAACGCCGCGATCACCTGGCCCCAAAGACTGTCCGCGAAATCGGGAGTGTGCTCTCCGTGGCGCTGAACGAGGCTTTCCGGCTCGACAAGATTCCACTGAATCCGTTCCTGAAGGTCCGTCTCCCGAAAGTGGAGCGTAAGGACACACACGCCCTATCGCCGGATGAGGTTCAGCGCGCGCGCAACGCCTGCCGAGGCGATTGGACCTTCGTCTTCGTGGAGATCAGCCTGGCCACCGGCGCGCGCCGTGGCGAGCTGCTGGCGCTTGAGTGGGCAGACATCGACTGGCTCAATGTGACGGTGACGATTTCCAAGAGCCTGGAGCAGACGGCCGCCGGCTTGCGCGTGAAGCGACCGAAGAATGGGAAGGTGCGAAAGTTCCGCGTCGGCCCCAGCGCGATCGCGTCGCTACGCTTCCTGGCGGATCAGCAGAAGACGCCGCGCGAGCTGCTCGGATCCGACTACAAGGGCGACCTGGTGTTCTGCGGTCCGGACGGATCCCCGCTTGAGCCCGACCTGGTTTCGCAGACGATCGCGCGCCGGCTAAAGAAGGCCGGCATCAAAGGCGCATCGCTCCACACGTTGCGGCATACGCTTGCCAGTCACCTACTGTCAAACGGCGTGCCGTTGCCGGCCGTCTCCGCCAGGCTCGGGCACTCCGACGTAAACGTGACGGCGCGAATTTACAGCCACATGTTGCCAGACGATGACGCGCGCGCGGCCGACGCGTGGGAGAACGTAATAGTCAAAGGAGTCCAGTGAATCAACGCAAATTGTCCACCGAGGAAATCGCCAGGCTGCCCGTGATTCGGTACTGCCAGGCGCTTCCTCCCAGACTGCTGAAGGCGACCGGCCTCTCCAGTCTCTTAGCTGAATCGGGAATTGAAATTGATCCTGAACGCTTAATTGAACTGGCCGACGCGCATCTCATTCCACACTATCGCGTCGACGGCGGCGCGCCCCTCTTTTATGCGACGGAGTGCCGAAAATGGATTGCGCAGAATCTGACCGGACGAGTCGAAGGCGCGAGCCTTCCGCTGCGCTATTCCATTGTTGGAGGCCTACCCGGCATAGATCCATGGGAATGCCCCGCCTGCATTTCCCAAATTTCAGATCGCCTCTTTCAAATGCCCGCGACGCTCTTTTTTTCCGGTGTCTATTTCCTTTGCCTCGGTAACGAAGTAGTGTACGTTGGACAGGCCTTCAACGTCGCCTCCAGGATCAGCGCGCATCACCCTACCAAAAACTTCGACCGGGTCTACGCACTGTCAATTCCCAAGCCGGACCTTGATTTCGTGGAGGCCGCATTTATTCGGCTTCTTCGACCAAAGTTGAACACAATGGGAATAGGAGATCCAGTCGACGGAGATCACACCCTCCTTGAATCAATCGCAGGCAAAAAAACTTCTGTGCCATCCTGTGCCATCGGCCGCCCCTCGAAAGAGCCGGGAAGCGATACAAATGATTGA